GCGGCGGGCTTTTCGACGCGCATCGTGCCAAACCAAGGCCGCGGCGCTGCAGGTATCCGCATTGAAGCCTGCCGGCGTTGGTTTCCGCGCATGTGGTTTAACGACGGCACAACCGAGCACGGACGCATCAGCCTGGGCATGTACGCACCAAAGTTCAACAGCAATGGCGCCGACATGGGGCCGAACCACGAGCATTCGCACAGCGCGGACGCGTTCGGCCTTATGGCTTGCGATTATCGTGAGCCTAACACGCAGCGTGATGCACGCAGTAAGCCGGTGAAGCGCAGTGGGACGGCGTTGTGAACGATCTGATTACGCTGTTTAACCGCTGGGACGCGGCAATCCAGAGGTCGGCGCAAGGGGAATGGCGGGAAGAAGCGCGCGACTGTTTCGGTATGGTCGCTGGCGATCAGGTGAGCCAGGAAGACGCGGACGCGGCTAAAGAAAAAGGGTTGCTGTACGCGGTCATCAATAAGATTGATTCCACCGTGAGTGCGATTTGCGGCTCTGAGATTACAAACCGCCAGGAAGTGCGTTTTTACCCCCGTCAAGCGACGCTGGAGGCCGCGCAGGCTAACGACCTGCTGAGCGCCGCGGCCGATTGGGTGCGCGACGAGTGCGACGCGGCCGACGAGGAGAGCGAGGCTTTCCGCGATTGCATAACGTGCGGCATGGGCTGGACAGAAACTCGCATGGAGTTTTCAAGCGATCCGGACGGTATGCCGGTTGTGGAGCGCGTCGATCCGCTGGAAATGGCGTGGGACGCGTCGACACGGCGGCCTAATCTGTCGGATGCGCGGTATGTGCGGCGCAAGCGGCGGTTTAGTCGTGCAGAGGCTGCAGAGCGCTTTGGCATCGATCCGGACGACTATCCTGGCAGCAGTACATTGGAGCCTGGCGGCCGACCGCATAACGCCGACCCCGAAATGGCGTATCAGGGCAAGGGCGACCTGCCGCTGAACAAGGACGAACTGGAAATCGTTGAATACCAGTGGCGCACGCTTGAAACCGTTTACCGCGTGCTCAATCCGCAGACGCAGCAACTTGAGGACTTGAGCCCTGAAGAGTTTGAGCGGGTGCAGGGGCTGGGCTTGCCGCACGAGGCGGTGCGTCTGTGGCGCTATTATCGGGCTTTTCGCATTTCCGACCAGGTGATTGACCACGGCCCGCTACCTGACGACGATTTCACGCTGAAGTGTGTGACTGGCAAGCTCGACCGCAACAAGGGCATTTGGTACGGCGTCGTCCGGGCCATGATTGATCCGCAGCGCCTGCTCAACAAGCAGGTCAGCCAGCTTCAGCGCATCATCGATGTGACCGCCAAGGGCGGTTTGTTGGCCGAAAAGGACGCCTTCGAAGATCCGGACCGCGCCCGTGAGGATTGGGCTGCGAGCGACACGATTGTGTACACCACGCCGGGTTCTGTCTCAGGCGGTAAGGTCGTTCCGAAGCCTGTGGGCCAATACCCGAACGCCATCGACCGCATGACGGCGATGATGAACGAAATGGTTCCTGGAACGTCGGGCGTAAACAACGAAATGCTTGGCGTGATTGATCGCGAGCAAGCCGGCGTTGTCGAGTGGCAGCGCAAGCAAGCGGCCTACGGCGTGCTCGCCGGCTTTTTCTCAAGTCTGCGCCGCTATCGGCGGATGCAGGGCCGCCACCTGTTGAAGCTCATCACCAAATATATGAGCGACGGGCGCCTGATCCGCGTCCAGGGCCGCACGGGTGACATTCGCTATGCGCAGCTGGCAAAACAACCAGACACGGTAAAATATGATGTGATCGTTGACGAGGCGCCGGCCGGACCAAATCAGAAGGAACGCACATTTCTTTTCCTCACGCAGTTTGGGGCGATACTGGAAAAGCTGGGCTTGCCGCCGCAGGTGTGGGCCAAGATGATGGAGTACACGCCGCTGCCGGCGTCGCTGGTTTCCGAAATCCAGCAGATCATGCAGAACACGCCGCCGCCGCAAGACCCGCGTGCGCAGGCCGAAGCGCAAAAGATGCAAGCGGGCATGCAGAAAATGCAGTTCGACATGCAAGCGCGCCAAGCTGACTCGCAACTGAAGCGCGAAGAGGCGCAAATGCGGCTAATGGCCGAGCGCGAAAAGTCGGAAGCGCAGATTGCGGCTAACGCCGAGCAAGCGCAGGTCAAGGCGCAGATTGACTACCGCATTGCTGAAATGCGCGCGCAGATCGAGCGCGACAAGGCGGCGGCTATTGCCGAGATCGAGCAGCAGCGCCTCGAACACAAGGCGCGCCTCGATATGATGCAATTCGACTTTGAGCGGATGATGCAAGAGCGCGAGGCGCTTTTCCGCGAAGAAATGGGACGCCGTGGCGCGCGAATAGGCGGCGGCGGGGGCAGAACCGAATTTGGAGGCGAAATTGGCTGAAGACATCGACGCTCAGATCGACGCGCTTGAACGCAGTGCACCAGACGCGCCCAATGAACCCAGCGTTGGTTCTCCAACGCCGCGCCAGCCTGCCGAACAGTCCGAAGCTGACGCTGGCGAGGATTTCACAGCCCTGCCGCCTGACGAGGTCCGCAATCGGTACGAAAACACACAGAAAGCGCTGCGTGCCGAGCGCGACCGGCGCCGGGCTGTGGAGCAGCAAACGCTCGCCTTGCAGGCTGAACAACAACGCATGGAGCAGGCGTTTCAGCGGATGCAGGCTCAATACGCCGAGCGGGTTATGGCCTTGCAGGCGCCACCCGATCCGTACCAGGATCCGGACGGGGCGCGCGAATATCAACAGCACGTGCAGGCGGCAATTGTCGAGCAGCAACAGCAAGCGTTCCAGCGGCAGCAGCATGAAATGGCGCAGCGGCAGCGGCAGCTGCAGTACAACGCAATGTACACCGCTATTGATGATTACGAGACAGAGTTTCGCTCCAAGGCGCCGGATTATGACGCTGCGGTTGATTTTCTTGAGGGCCAGCTTGCGAACACGCTGAAAAACAGCGGTTACAGCGAGGAGCAGCGCAAACATTTTGCGGGCGAGATGCTGATTCAGATCGCCACAAATGCGATGCGCAACGGGATTAGCCCGGCTGCGGCGATGTACAATTCGGCCAAGGATAATGGCTGGTCTGGCGCAGTCGCGCCGGGCGCTGAAAAGCTGGCGCAGATCAAGCAGGGCCGTGAGGCGGCTAAAACGCTGTCCGGCGGCGGCGCTGGCCCTAGCGGTGGAGTCAGCCTAAAGTCCATGGCGCAGCTTGAAGGCGCGGCTTTTGATTCTGCGTTTGACAAATTTCTCAGCGACGCCGTGAAGGGTCGCTGAGCGCCCGCCGACGCGATAAAGTCGGCCTTCGCCCGCGGGTGCGCAACCCGCCTTCGTTTGGTCCACGGACGGACCGGCTGAGTGAGAGCGCGCCGTAGGGCAGGTGCTAAACCAGCGTGACCCCAATTCCCACATTTTGACAGGACAACCACAATGGCTACGAAAACGTATGCCGCTGGTGATCCCGAAGTCGTCAAGTTGTGGAGCAAGCGGCTCGCGCGCGAGGCTCTCAAGCGCACCGTTCTTGTTCCCTACATGAAGGACTCTTCGGACGCGCTGGCGTGCATTGAATCCGACACACAGAAAGGTTCTGGCGACCGTGTAACCGTCACGCTGCGTATGCAGCTGAGCGGTGACGGCGTGACCGAGAACCAAACGCAAGAGGGCAACGAAGAGGCGCTGTCCACATTCACAGACAATGTGTCGCTGTTCGAGCTTTCCCACGCGACCCGTTCGCAGGTGAAGATCAGTCAGCAGCGCGTGCCCTTCAAGCTGGGCCGCGAAATGAACGACGCGCTTGCCGATTGGTGGGCGGCGCGGATGGACACCATTGGCTTCAACCATTTGGCTGGCTTTACCCCCGCAAACACGCAGGGCAACAGCGGCCAGTACAATGGCGGCAACACGATTACGGCGCCGACGTCGGGCCGTCATTTGTGGACCGAAGCGGGCGCCACGGCTGATCAGGATTTGGACTCAACGGGCGATGAGCTGACGTTGCAGCAAATCGACCGTTGCGTTGAACTGGCCGAAACTGGCGGCTCAACTAACCTGGTGCCGATCCGTCCAATTCGGGGGCTGCCTGGCGGCGCTGAATATGTGATGTTCGTCCATCCGACCCAGGAAACCAGCCTCCGCACGAGCAGCACAGCCCTGAGCTGGGCCGACTTGCAGAAAGCAATGCTGCAGGGCGGCACCGGCCAGGAAAGCATGTTCTGGAAGGGCGGCCTCGGCGTGTACAACAAAACGCTGTTGGTGAAATCGTCGCGCGTTCCACAGGGCGTTAACACCTCGACGGGGGCGGCGATCACGACTGTTCGGCGCGCCATTTTCTGCGGTGCGCAGGCGTTGGCGTTGGCGTTCGGCGACGGTTACGGCCCTGAAGAGTGGAAAATGACTGAAGAAACGTTTGACTACGGGCGGCAGCTTGGCGTCAACGCGATCAGCATTTTCGGCATGAAGAAAACCCGGTTCGACTCGAAGGACTTTGCGACCATCGTCGTGTCGTCCTACGCAGCGAACGCAGCTTAAGGAGGGCGCGTCATGGCTGTTTCTGAAGCGCGTCAATATCACACGCAGCAGGTGCATTACCTGCGGCGCACGGTGACGTTCGCCAACAACGGCGCGGTGTTGGAGGTCGGCACAATTCCAGCCGGCTCTTTGATCCTGCGGCCCGCCTCTGGTGTCCACGTCATTACCGCGTTCAACGCCGGCTCATCCAACGTTTTGGATATCGGCACGACGGCAACTGCAGACCTGTTTGGGACAGATTTGGCCCTGGGGTCTGTCGGTTTCGTCGCTGTTGATGAAAACGTGGCAGGTTTTCGCACCTCCGCAGCGACCGCAATCACGGCGTCCGTTGTTCTTGGCGGCACGGCGGCTACGGCCGGCGAGGGCGAGGTCGTTATCTGCTACATTCCGGACAACGATTTGTGAGGCGGCGCGGTGTGGAGGCGGCAAAAGCCGCTCCGAAGGCAGGCCCGGCGAAAGCTGTGCCTGCCATGCCGGCCGTGAAAAAGCCGGCGCCGAAAGCCCCGAAGAAGGGCAAGTATTGAGGTGACTACGTTTGGTGTGATGAAGGCGAGGATTGCATCTGAGTTAGACCGATCGGACCTTACGGCGCTGATCGGAGATCATATTCAGGATGCGATTCAAACACATCGTGGGCGCCGCTGGTGGTTCTTGGAAGGGCCAACCAGCGGCGCCTACACCAGCACGACAACGGCGGGTAATTCCTACGTGTCGCTGTATCCGGGGCTAATCCAGCTGGACAGCCTGCGCATCACGGTGAACGGGCAGGTAAAAGACCTGAGCGAGATTTCGTTCCAAACAATGGAATGGTTGCACGACGGCAGTTCGTCCAACGGTGAGCCGTACAATTACAACGTGCGAGCAGAGCAGATGCGGCTGTATCCGACGCCGGACCAAGTTTATACGCTGACGTGGAAGGGCTTGTTTGAAGAGGCCGCGCTTTCTGCCGACGGCGATTCAAACGACTGGACCACGACCGCCGCGCCGCTGATTCGCGCGCATGCGATGATGACGCTGTATCGCGACACAATTCGAGATCAAGCGGGCGTTGCAGAGCAGAAAGAGGCGGTCGCGGTTGCAATAGATGCGCTTGACCGTGAGCACATGCGCCGTCGACCGACGCGCATAATCAAGCCAGGATGGTGAGGTAGTCATGTTTCGAGAGGGCACGCGCGCGTATGATTTTGCGGCCGCGCAGCAAATAGCTGTTGGGGCGGCGTCGGGGCAATCCGCGGCGGTAAACGCCGATGAGGTGTTGCTGCACGCTACGACAGCCTGTTTTTTCCGGGTGGGCTCTAATCCCACAGCGTCTAATGGCGCGGGCAGCATTCCGCTGGAGGCTGGCGAAAAAATGCACTTGCGTATCAAGGCGGGTAGTTTGATTGCAGTTATTCGCAGCGCCTCAGATGGCCATTTGTTTATCGCGCCCTGCGCGCTGTATGCCAGCTGATGCCACAGCTGTTTCGTTTGGGCGCGCTGCTGCAATCGCAGCGCCTTACGCCAAGTTTTACCCCCGCCAAAGAAATACTATCGCGCTCTGGCGCGGTGATCGCCGCGCGCTCAGGCGCGAAAATAGTGGGACGCTGACATGAGCACGATGAACCTTTACGATATGGCGGACACCTGGAATAACGGGGCCACCACGTTCACCGCCATCAAGATGAACGTCACCGACACAGCGTCGGCTGGCGCGTCGCGGCTGTTCGATCTGCAGGTAGGCGGCGTCAGCGATTTTTACATCACCAAGCTGGGCGCGGTGCACGGCAAGCGGGTGTTTTTTGACGTCACCAGCACCAACACCGCGATCATCTCTGCCAGCAACTACAGCCTGACCGGGGCCAATGCGCAAAGCCTGCTCGACCTTGCGGGCACTTGGAACACCAGCGGCACGCCGACACTGCTAAAGGCGAACGTCACCGACACCGCCTCCGCAGCGGGCAGCCTGCTGCTGGATTTGCAGGTGGGGGGGACGAGTAGGTTCCGAGTTGATAAGGTTGGAGACGTTTGGGGCAGCACTTTTCGCATATCATCTCTGCGCTTAGCTCAAGGCGGCGACTATGCGTTTGCGGACAATGCCGGAAGCATCTGGCGAATTGGCGTTGCCAGTGGTTTTACCGAGGGCCAAATTTTCAGCGCAGGCGGCAATCTAGCCCTGAGCCTGACTGCAAACGTCATTGAGCAACGCAACGGGACGAACGCGCAGGCGTTTCGGCTCTACAACACGTTCACGGATGCGAGCAATTATGAGCGGCTTGAACTTAGATTTTCATCTAACTTTGCGCGTTTAGACTCATCATCGGCGGGATCAGGAACCGCAAGATCGCTTATCTTTTCTGCGTCTAGTTTCTTTTGGAATGCAGCGAACGGCGGAGCAACACAGTGGACTATTACTAATGCGGGCCACTTCCTCGCAGGAGCCGACAACACCTACGACATCGGCGCGAGCGGGGCGAGTAGGCCGAGGAATATTTTCATTGCTGGTCTGGTAAATTTTGCCGGTTCTGCGAGGATGGGCGCTGCCGCAACTGGCGTTATACTTCTTGAAAACAACGCCGGCACCGACTTCAACCGCCTCCAGTTCGGCGGCACCACCCCCAGCTTCCCGGCGCTGAAGCGGTCCAGCGCAACCCTGCAAGTCCGCCTTGCGGATGACAGCGCGTTTGCCAACTTTGAATGCGCTGGTATTTCCACCACGGCTGAAATTCGCGCAGAAGCGCGTGTTCATGCTCACTATACCACGGCTATCCCAGCAGGCGGCACAACAGGCGCAGGCGTCCGGGTTTCCTCAGCCACAAACTTCGGCGTGTTCTTTGGCTCTGGCGCGCCCACACTCAGCGCAGCTAAGGGATCGCTCTACCTGCGCTCTGACGGATCAACCACCAACGACCGCATGTATGTCAACACGGACGGGGCCACGACTTGGACCGCCGTCACAACTGCCGCATAAAGGAGACCTACCCATGACCTACACCCTCACCATCACCGACGACTACGTGACCCCCGAAGGTCCGCTTGACACCAACGAGGCTTACCTGGCCTTCGTCCTCAACATGGCCGCTGAGAGCTACGCCAAACAATACTCAGCCGCCGACAAAGAGGCTGGCATCACCGCCGCGCGCGAGGCGTACAACGCCGCT